ACACTACCATTAAAGTTAAATTAATTAGATTTCTCATTTTTCACCTCATAAAAGAATTATTATTAAATTAAACATTTTCAAAAACAACAAAAAGCGGGGGCCGTTAAACCCCCGGAGAATTAAACAGTAATATCGTTAATTCTTGAGTGATATTTTCTTTCGCTTGCGATAAATGAAGCATAAAGAAAAACTCTATGTAACTGAGCATCCGCAGTCTCAAGATCACTGATTTTTTGAACTCTCATGTTGTTATCTTTTTGAACGTGAAACTTTGCGTGACGCTCGTCGATGTAGAACAGAGTGTTCGAAGGCATATTGTTCTCAATAAGGTGATCGATACCGTTATAAACGATCGACGCCCCTTTGTGACCAAGGCCATCTAGAGTGCTGTCTCTGGTTGTTCTTTGGATACCAGTTAAAACACCTTTGAATTTTGAATAAATAGACTTGTCCATTAATCCAAGAGTCGCCCCACCTTTTCCTTCTTCAACTGTTTGATCGTAAGCTTTATCAACGATCGCTCTAGTAAGCGCACGATTCACGCCAGCATTATCGTCAACATACGAAACCCATGTTGCAAGGTCGGCCGGAGAAATTCCACCATAAGACCCGCTGGCTGCAATAATAGCTTGAAGTCCCACGAACTGTTTAGTTGTCAGCATCCCGGTTGCTGCTGTCCCGTCTGAAAGAATACCGCGCTTGATTTTCTCTTTCATTGCGGCTTCTGACTGCATTACTTTTTCTTTAATAAGCTTAAGAACACCAAGCTTCCCGCCGTTTTTAGCAATATCGGCGTTATAAATAACACAAGATTCTTCTAGGTATTTCCAGTCGTGACTTGAGTCTGTAAACCCATCATACTCGTCCAAAGATAGAGCATCTCTTGGAGAGTAAAACCCGCCAATAGTGTCATCCTCGTCTACTGAATAAAGAGGGCATCGAATAACGTTTCCGCCATCCTCAAGCTCTTGTTTCTCTCTTAATCTATTAAGGAAAGCGTCAGAAAGGAAAACCCCGTCCGTCATCTTGTCCTTAATAAGGTCGTGAGTAATAGATTCAACTTGGGCATAGGTAAAAGCACCGGCCTCGCAAGCTAAAATGTTAAGTAAAAATTTAAATAGCTTATTCACGTTTTTCTCCTTGCAGTTATACTGCGTATTTGTCAGCTAAATCATTTAAAGTGTCCATATACTGCGCCCCTCTATACTTGGGAGCTTTCTTCTCTCCACCAGTTTCACCAGTAGGTCTCTCACCTGTCCTAGCTGTCGAGCGCGCTTTAGTTGTGACAAGTTTTTTCTGAGACTCTAAAGCCTTAGTTATCTTGTCACCATAAACAGACAATAGGGCATTTTGGACAGTCATGGTTTTAGAGCTATCTGCCTTCCATGCGTTCTGCACTTCCGACCAATTAGGTCTAATCCCCAAGGTTTTAAGCTTGGCCCCCCAGCCTGTTTGAACTTCTTTTAATCCGTTATCCCATTCAGTTTTAATTTGAGTAGCAGCTTCCTCGTTTTTAGAATCACTTTGGCCTTTAAGCTGATTCTCAAGATTGCTAATCTTTTGGTTGTACTGTTGAAAGACAGGGTTGTTCATGGTGTTTTTATACATTCCCATGGACTGATTAAAAGCTGACTGAATTTCATCATAAACGTCTGGGTAACTTAACTTCACTTGCTCCATAATTTGACCGAAAATTTGATTTTCTTGGATTGTCTCATAATGAGTTTCCTTTTCTTTTTCAAAATCAGAAATTCTGGTCTCTAGGGCCTCTGTTTGCTCGGAAAGCTGAGACTCAACGTCTTTTCGCTCCTCGGCCAGTGCCATAGTTTTGGTTGTGTAGTCCATACCTTTCATAATGGTATCTCTTAACTGGTCCTCGCTTCCTACCTCTAAAGGCAGTCCTTCGCGGATCATTCCTAGAGAATTCACCATGTCTAGTAAATTTTGGGGCTTCTCCCCTTCTTCACCTTCTCCACCCTCAGGGTTGAGTTTTTCACCCTCTCCCATCGAATTAAGTTGGTCCTCTAATGACTGTGGCTGATCACTTTCACCTTGGCCCTCGGGCTGGTTTCCATCATCTTGGCCTGCGTCTCCGCCTTCTTCCGCCAAACTGCTAATATCGTAATCAGTATCAGAAACGTCAAAGTTCCCTCTCTGATTAAAAAGCGGCTTTAAGAATTGTGCGATTAAAATTCGGTACTTCATTACTTTCCTTTATGTTGCGGGTTGGCCTTGATTGGCTCCCATCATTTCGGATTGCTCTAAAATTTCCACTTCTTCCTCAGATAGCGCCTCGGGGGTAAATTGCCCCTTCATTTGCAATAGCTCCATTTGTAAAGCTTCCATTGCCTCGGCTTTCTGTTGTTCTGTTGACGTAAGTTCCCTAAGCTTCTCGGCTTTAGGAATATCGGCAACTTCTAAAAACTGGTCAAAAGTTATATGTTGAGATTGTAAAAATCCCATTAACATAGCGTTATAAGAATCTTTATCGACACCGGCCATTGAGCCTGGTGCAATATCAATTTCAAAATCAAGGTCTTGCATATCTAAAGGGTTGAAAATCACGGCCTCGTGTGAACCATCTTTATTTTCAAGTCTTAGAACCTTCTCAGTAGTCCAAAATTGGATAATATTGGAGGCAATAAGCCTTCCAAGCCTTTTCATTGAATAATGATCATTTAATCGATCTTTTAATCTAATACGGCCTATGGCCTGATTTTGGACCTTCTCCACTGTCATAGCAGCAGTCTGAGGTGTTGGCATTTTCCCTTGCGTTGCTTCGTTTATGCCTGAAATATCCTGCATTTTTTGCGATCTATTTGCATTAAAACGTGACACTTGCTCGGAAACAACGCCGGGCTGAATATGCACAGGAGGCTTTGAACCGTCCTTAATTTCATAAACTCCGCCATCCTCATTGGTGACATCATCTTTAGTGAGCCCAGAGTCTTTAAATATAGCTAGGGAAGGGTTAGCAACTTTTTGCAGGCCTTTGTACTCTTTATAACTCATAACGGCTTGCATACGTTGAGAGTCAACAAGGTTTCTCACCTCGGAAAACCCGTAAATAGTGCCATCTTTGTAGCAGTACCATGGGACTACAGGGAACTCGTTATGGTCGTAACGGCTAGTGCCATCATACACAACGGTTTTTTGTATTGTTTCAATTACCCGCCATCCGCCGGGGTATTTAAGACGTCCTCCTTTAGGATTTTCTTTTTTAAGCGTTGAGTGTTCTTCAATGTGATTTTCATTGATTTTTAAGATCATTAAAAGATTAGCAAAGTCACCATCTGGGTTTTGCTCTAAAAGCTGCTCAATAACGGTTTCAACTTCTTCAAAAGAAGCCTCTGGAGATAACCCAAGGCTTTCCTTTATGTTCGCATTTAAGTCTTGGTGTGACTCAATATGGGCATCATGGTCCTGGTAAATATTTACGTCAGCCGGATCGCCATTAGTTAAAAGCTCGTTTTCTTCTTCCAATAACTGAGCTGTCTCCTCGATTGGAATATCCTCAAGAGAGGTATCTTTAATATAAGTAATTTGAAGCTTTAAAATATCGTCAGCAGTATGCCGCATAGGTCTAGATCTTTTATTTCTACCACCAGTGTCCTGAGTTTCTCGACCTCGGTCACTGTGCTTGTCGGCAGAATCGCTCTTGGCCTTCATGCTTGAAATTTCATCGGCAAATTTCGGGTATCTTGTTTTTAACCAATTTTTGCGACGATATAAGTCAATTTGGTCTTTCGCAGAGTCCTCAAGAAGTGAAACTGCACCATCTAGCCTGACTTGGTAGTATGGCAGTATCTCGAGCTTAATGGCGCCGTCACCATCTCTACCATTAATGTCATGATCTATATATAGATAGCCCGGTGCTGCGACTAGAGAGTCTCTGACAAGCTGCGGGTGCTTAATTTGGAACTGTTCTTTTTTAAGAACCCACTCAACAGCTTTAACAAGGTTTTTCGCTTGATCCATATATTCAGGGTCTTCAACATTAGCCGTTATACCTGAGATAGAATCAGTTAAAACAGGTAATTCGCCCTCTATAATCTCAAAAACATTATTTTCAAATGGACGATTTTGGTTATTTTCCCAAATATCCCCGTAATAAATATTGGTTTCCTCGTCCCAGCCTTTCATAAACTGATTAAGGAATTTCTTGAGCTCTTTCTCGACCTCGCCAACTATTTCGATGGGCTTCTTAGATTCTTTTTCCATTTTTAACTAATTCCTTGAGTGGATGCATTAAAAGAATAATAGCTAAAGGGTTTAATATCTTAGACCGTTTACAGTTATAAACACCATGCCCGAGCTAGAGATATTCGACTTAATATTCATTATGCAAACCTATCGCCTAAAATGTAGAAATCAAAAATGTCAGGCCGAGTTTTTACGATGCTATAAGCCAAGTGAATTCGACGCGCTCCAATATAATTCCGAGGGGACAGGTATCTCTTGCTTTAATTGTGGCTTTCCCAGGTCTCTTATAATGAAGTCAGGAAAGAGCGCCAAAGATGGTTTCCAGCCCGGCTTTCAACGCAGCATTAGAAAACACTGTGCGACCTATGGCGAATATAAGAGACATTTGAAAGAGATGGGCCTTATTGAGATGGGTTATGACGATTTACCTCAAAACGACGAACCAGTGACTAATTACTTCCCTGACGACGTAATGAAAAACCTTTATCAGAAACATGGCGTATCTTTAGATTCTAGAGAAGTTCAACACCTCAGGGGTGAGCTGTGAGTGCCGATAGGCATCAAGCCTCTTTTGAGATGCTGGCCTCGGCTGGGTTAATCAAAGGCATAGATGTTCTGTTTAAATTCGGACTTAATTCAAATATCGACACTGGAACAACACCACAAGACATAATTTCTTTAGGTGGCTCCAAGTTGTTTCCAATCTCGGCATCAACTATCTCTTTGGTGTCTGACAGCGCTCAAGACTCCCCATCAGGAACAGGGTTAAGGGAGATATTAGTAAACGGTCTAGACTCTAACTTCGCCCTAATAAGCGAAACTATCGAGACGGACGGGCTAGCTCCAGTAGTAACCAACAAGGAATTCTTTCGTGTATGTAGGCTGTCCGGGACACTCGGAGGCTCTAGTCAGCAAGCCGTAGGGAATATAGTAGCAACCCATTCCGAGGGTGCTATAAGTCAGATTTTGGCTAATTATGGTGAATCGCTAGACGCCTGCTACACGGTGCCAAGAGGGCATATTTTACTAATAGACCGATTAAAGGCATCTATAGAAAGGACTCAGTCAGGCGCCGGCGCAGAGATACATTTCGAAATTAAAACCAATGGCCAGAACGTTTGGCAAGAAAAAAGCACGTTAAGCGTGTCAGCCAGTGGCTCATCATTTGTGGAGCGCGACACTTCTTTATGGTTCCCTGTACCGGAGGAGACTGATCTTAGAATAAGAGTTGAGACGGTAGAAACTAATAATACCTCAATCTCAGCAGCCTTTGACGGACTCCTGATTAACTTATCAGAATACGCTTTATGCTAGGTGAATAAATGAGCTTAAGACACTGGCCAGATTTTAGAACATACGTTTCACTTGGGCTTATCCAAAATGTAAGCGCTCTTTTCAAGTTTGGCGTTAATCCAGACATTGATACTGGAACCACTCCAGAGGACATCTGGGAGGGCGGAGGAGAATATCCTTTCCCTGCAGTAGCCGGAACCATCTCAATTGTTAGCGATAGCATTGACGACGATATCAGTGGCGTAGGCGCTCAGACTATAAGAGTCTCTGGCTTAAGCGCTGAATACGAAATGCTGGAAGAAATAGTTGAACTAGATGGGATAAATCCAGTAGTGACGCTTGGTGTGTATCTGAGGTGCCACAGAGCAACCGTGATAAACTCAGGAACTGATGAAACAAATGCTGGGAAAATAACTGGGTCTATTAACGGGGATGATGTTTTTATCATCAATCCCGAAACAGGCCAAACATTACAAACCATCTACACCGTCCCAAAAGATCACGCCTTAGCACTTGACAAGCTCTTTGTATCAATTCAAAAGAAGTCTTCAGCTATAGGCACGTTTTACTTTCAAATTAGGCCAGTGGGCGGTTCTTGGAACACTAAACAAACTATCGGGGTCAACTCCAACGGATCAAGCTCATTTGAAAGAGGTGCGTTTTCTCCTTTCACTATCCCTGAAAAAACAGACATTCGAATAAGGTGCTTTGATATAAGCGCAAATGACACTCAAGTGGCCGCTGGTTTTGATGGCCTTCTTTATAACGTAAAGGAGTTTCAGTTTTGAAAAAGCGGAACATAATTAAATACATTCTAGTTAATACCCTAACCCTTCCCTTAAGGGTTTTAGAGGTGCCTTGGATACTACTTATAGTTATTCATCGAAGGGCAATAAAGAGGGCGGACAAAATCCACTCCAAAATAGAGTTCCATGAGAAAGCAACCATTAAGAGAAAGAGGTAAGTAATGACAATTATAAAGCAATATCCGTTTTCTACACCTGGTGATTATACCTATGACAGTAATTTGATCGAGGTGACTGGCGGGGTTGCGAAACTTAAGCTCCAAACTTACTCAGAGGAGACGTTTTACGCTCGATACAATAGCTCAATAGACGGGGACCGTGGTTCAGGTTCATTGGTAGCTGTTGAAACTGGAGGGGTTGTAATTGCAAACAACCGCTTAGACCTTACGGGTGGTACAAATAAGTATTTAACATACAGTGGAATCACGGGGATAGCGTTAGTACAACAAGGTTGCGTTGAGATTGACATTTATCCGAACTATAACGGTACGCCAACTGATACACAATATTTTATATGCTCAAGAGAAGTCGATGGTACAATTAACTCTCAGGTTCATATCGAACACCACAAAACTGCTGGCTTAATTAGAGCAATACTTTCCGATAATACGGGAGCGGTAATACTGACTATCGATGGTGAAGCATTTTCCCCGGTCGCTGGGAATAAATATACATTTTCTCTTAATTTTGACATTGACGTGGGTTCTCCGGCGACCAGAGTCTTTATTAACGGCGTCCAGTATGGAGAAACAGACAATAGTACCGGCACAAGAAGTGCTAATGGCATTGCTTTCATCGGTAAAATTAAAGGGGTTTCTAGTACGCTTACGGAATTCGAAGCCGCTAATGCCAGATTCTTTTCAGCCGTCCAACATACAGAGGATTATACCCCGAGTGCTGACTACACTGATTACCCGATAAATCCCCCGTCCATTTCGCAAACCGAGCCGTTGTCGTCTAAAAGTCTGGATGGATATAGCGGCACAGCTAATGGAACTGGTAATGTGGGTCATTTACTAAATGTTGATAATATCGATATGTTTTGGAATGGCTCAATTTGGGTGGCCAGCACTGGAAGCGACGACGTAAACACAATTGCCGAAATAGAAACAAATAAAGCCGAGCTAGATTTAAGTGCAGGCACCTCGATTTATCCCAAATGGTATCTAGCAAGTGACAACGGGTGGACGACTCCAGAGATTGATTTAATCCAAATCGATTACACTTTTTTCAATGTGACCGATGAATTAAATACTTGCCTAGTTTATATAGAAGTTTACGACGAGGAAAAAAAGCCTGTGGAAGGCGCCATGATAACGATAAAGCCAAAGGGGTTTATCATTGGCGAAGCCATGATCCTGACACCCATAGTCTTTTACACTGGGGCTGACGGTAAAGGTCAGGCCGATGTTATCGAAACAGCTTCAACCAGTTCGACCGTCGATATTACCGTATTTCATAAAGAGAGTGGAGAAATTGAATTCTTAGACAGAATAATTCCGACAGATGCTAAAAAAGCTTTAACCTTGATACTGGCAGCGGTTTAAAATCTCTTCTGAGAAGTCAAATGAAAGGCCTTACAATATTTACACCAATAGGCGCGCTGTCGTCCTGATACTTTAGTTAATGAACCTGGGAAATTAGACCTCTTTCTAATGAATTTGAGAGCTGACTTTTTGCTCGTGAATCTCTTTTTAGAGCAGCTAATCATAGAAATCTGTTAAGCCGCCTTTCATAACATAGTCCATATCTTTCGAAGGAGTCCATTGATTGAGCTCTGGCTCTGGTGCATTTGGGTCCAGGTCTCGCTTTTTAATAACGGGAGTTTTTAGGTTGTTTTCTTTGGCGATTTTTTCCAAATATCGGACGTTTGCAGCGTGATAACTCTTTAAATCTCTCTTATTTTTCCATTCAGCAACCAAAACTAGGGCATACAAAGAGCCGAAAGTGAGAATAAACATAATGCCCACGTAGATAATATCGATTGTTTTCATATTAAGCCTTCTTTTATTTGCCTAGTATTTTCTCGCACCATCACAGCAACCTCAAGTTTATACTGCTGTTTTGCCGCCGAAAGAGCGTAGTTTTTATCAATTGTAGGCATGAAATATCTGTTTTTTGCAATAAGCTCGTTAATAATAGCACGCCTGACGTGCACGGCCGTGCAATCACTATTGCTAAGTGCTGTGCCATGGGTCTCTGGTGTTATTAATTCCATAAATTCCCTTAATCAAATAAATCGTTACCTTTTTTCTTTTTCTGCTTCATAAAGGCTTCGTGAATCTCTTGACCTGTGCCTGTCGCCATACTCACGCGCTTTTTCTTTACTTCTATAGGACTACGATAATGCTTGAGCCCCATTAGTGTCAAACAAAAGGCCACTACTCTGTCTTTCCCATTTAGGTCTACGTTGCCGTTGTCGCCCCTGGAAATGATCTCCATTTCTCTCAAGAGCCCTATGTCTAGCAGCTTGGCGTCGTTATCCCTAATATGTTTAATCGCTTCATTCAGCATATCTTGTTTTGATTTCTGAGTCGTTTTCCAGCCGTACTTAGTTGTTCTTTCTTTGCTGACCTTATCCTCAACAATGGTTGTGTAAAGTGGATAATAGCCCTCGTTACGGATCGTGGTTACTGTTGTGTGACCCATATTATTATTCTCTGGGATCAATAGAGCGTTATTATAAAGGCGCCCTAGAGAGATAAGTAAGTGTCCAAACAAGTCAGGGTCAATTTTCCCATGCCACGAGCCTATTTGCTTGTACTCAGAGTCCATTAAGCAAAGGCTTGAGTAATCACCCTGAGCCAAACCCTCGGCAATATCGGCACCTATAAAATACTGCTTGCCTTCTCTCGGCGGAGCATAAATTCTTAAATCATTAATATAATTCCTAAGCATATAGTCATTTTTTGAGACTAATTCCGACATATCTCGGGGCCTAAAACTTTCTAGCTTCTTTATGATTCGCTCGATCACCACAGCATCAAAAACAGGCTGCCCAGAGTGGCGAAACATTTCATCCGGTGTTAATGGGAAATCTTGCTTAAATCTCTCGGCTGGTGTCAAAAACTGGTCGCTTTCATCGCCTAGATACTCCATTACTTTAAGTCTCCGCCAAACAAGATTAGCCTCAGTTACATTAGGTCTCATTTTAAGTATCTCACGTTCCTCTGGAGTGACTCTAAAACCTAGTGGGACATTCATTTGGTAGTCGTCAATTTCAAACCATGAAACAAAGTAATTTCGGTAAATACTGTCGCCACGCTCTGCAGCTTTCCATAGGTCGTAATGAGGCTTACCTATCCCAGAGCGCCCGTTCCCCGTTGACTCCTTTATGATTGCTGTACCTTTAGCCAATGGTATTGAGTTTTGAACACCCTCGTCAATTTCCCGATAGTATCTATAGAACGCGGTCTCCGAAAGGTGAGCACCACGACGAGAACCAGAACGACCAGCGTTCGGATCTTGCGCGGTTTCAAACTTAACGCTGCTTCTGAGACCAGGGTTCTTATCTTTATCCGAGGCTTTTTTTGATGGGTTATCAAAAACCAGTTCCTCAGTGTTATCCTTTGAAATCATGGGACGTATTGGCCCCGGTAAATTGTTAGCAAAGGTAGAAAATATTGATTGTATTTCAGCGGTCCGCCCTGACTTATCCGCCATAGCAATAAGGCGGTAATCCTCCATGGTTCCCATAAAGTGAGCAAACTTTCCAGCTATAGTTGTTGAAAATCCGGCCTGTCTCGGTTTCCCTACATTGATTCTAACGGGCCCAGTCTCCGCCATTTCGTCCCAGAATCTTATAAAGTCCTTTTGGTATCGTCTCAAGATAAAAGGTTGTAAACCGTCCATCTTGGTCTTAATCCGCATGAAGTTTCTTGAATAGAAGTCGAAGTCGTAGATTTCTTGCATCGAGCTATATATTCTTCATGCCAAAATAAAGAAATAACATAAAGGCAATGATCACCACCACATCTTGAGTTGACATCAAAAACTCCTTTCGTAAGTCATGCTAAAAATATCAGGTTTACAGGCATAGAATTCGCCCTTTACGCCTTTGATTATGTAATCGCCGTTTGTGGCACTCATTACGCCTTCCAATGTCCTAATACGAAGCCTCTCGACCTCTTTAGTATCTTTTAAATCGTAGTCCAGAGCCAAGTAAACAGTATCGCCAGCGAAATCATGGACTTCTTCGAAGTTGTTACCTGTCCACTGTACAGCTTGAATCGTAACGGGTCTTTTTGTGTAGTTTTTAGGCATTAATGTCCCCTTGTATTGCTTCGATCGCCTTAAGCGTTGCTCTTGCTGCAGCCACCTCAATTGTCGCATGGCACATAAGACCATTTATTAATATGTAATGATTTAATAAATACAATCTCTCGTGATGGCTATAATCTGGCTCTATTTTTCCCCAAACAGCCATGGTAGCACTTAAGGAATCGGTATATTCAACCCAGACAGTATCTCCAACTTCACCATAGAGCAGCAACCCGCTATCTCCCATAAATTTACTGATGCCTAGATTGACTTCTTTTAACGTTTTCATTAATTCACCCCAAAAATGTAGCCAAATAAGCTATTGAAACATAAACAGCAGCAACGGCGCACCCCAAAAAAAGAAGTAGCGCCGTCTGCTCAAAAAAATCTTTCATTAAAAGATCGCCGCAGATTCGCCAGAATAAAGCTCAAAATAACGATCAAACTCTTTGGCAACCAAAACAGTCCTGCGGTACTGAATTTTCTCTTTCGGGTAATCTTTTTGCTCAGGCATGAAACCTTGCTTGATTTTCCAATCAAGCTCTTTGCCTATTTGAGATTCAGGTTCGATGGTCCTGGTAATAAAGATGGTGTAAACGTCAGTGTTCTTCTCTTCACTGTACTGCTTAGAATAGGCGTAAACCTCGTTAAGCTCAAGAAATAGACCCGAGGCTTTAGGCACCTTAGTACAACGGCACTGCAAATTGCATCGCTTAGAATCAAGCTCGTTAAGCTTATATTCATGCCCAGCGGGTAACATCTTGCGCTCTCTTTCGAAGCGGAGAACCTTTACTAACTCATCGTCAGCGCTAATTTTAGTTAGTCGCCGCTTAATGTCCTCTGTCTTGGCCAGAAATTGCCTTCTAAGCATCTCTTTCTGCGCTCTGGTCTCAATGTTCGGGGTTGATTTGAACGTGTTAATAAGAGCATTATACTCCTTCATAATGACGTTTGCCTCGATCATATTAGAATCGGAAGCAGTTGAGGCTGCTGAAACTGTTAATGATGGCATATGTCCATTGCCCGTTAATTTGCTAGGCTCAGGATCATAAAACCCCGGAACTCTCGCATCCCCTAAAACCTCTAGCATTTTCTTTTGCCCGTAATTTGTTTCAAACTCAACGCCCTGCTCAGTGGCGATAACCTTTAACTCTGCTGCTGTCTTGTCTCTCATAAATATTTCCTTATTTTAAGTTATAAGCTTTTTTATAATTCGCTTCGTTAAATTTCTCTGGGTTGTCAACGTGATTCATAATCTTGATATACCCTGAGTGACCATGAATCTCAGTTATTCTGCGCTTAACAAATTGCTCTCGATCTCCAAACATATTTGCCATCTTGCGCCATTTCTCGCAGGCCATCTTTAAATCGTGGTTAATCTTTCTTACGTTGACGGGTTTGGGTGCCGGGTTCTTAACTTTCTTTAACTTTTGCTCGAGTCCGTAAACAGCCTTTCTGATTGCCATGTGCTCTCTTTTTTCCTTATTCAGTTTAACCTCAAGTAGTTTAATCCTGTCTTTAAGACTGATTATCCTAAGGTTTTTCTCAAGGCTTTCGGCTGTTATATGGAGAGACTCAACCATTTAAATATCCTTCACGGCAACAGAAGGGCTCTTATGTGCCACATAATCCCGCAACTGATTCGTTACTACCTTGGGCCAATCGTCTGTAATATGTTTTTTACCAGACAGAAACCCCATCAAGACGTCGGTAAATTCCTTGTAATTAAATTCAATAGGCGGGATATAGTCAAAAGGTAAGGTGATTTTATCGCCACCGAAATAAGGATCCCTCTCCGACATACTTAAGTCGATAGCTATTGACCCCTCTTTCTTCTCATTCCCTAGGCCTGTAGCAGGTGGCCTGTCGCAATATCCGCGTGAACTCATATAACCATTTCCCAGTCGTTAGCTAGTACGGACTCGGTACTAACTCCGTTGATCATCATCTCCTCGCCCTTATTGTAAGCTGAGTTTTTAAAGGTGATACAATCCAGCGCTTCACCGTTAATCTCTTTTCTGACAATTCTCATAACCTTAATGAGACCTTGATCCTTCCACTTCTTACGAGTTACCCCATAATTAGAGCCCTGTTCCATATGCTTTAAAGCCCAAGAGAAATTATTCCCATTCCATTTTTCGGTAGCTTTAGTGGTCTTTTTTACCGTTTTCTTAGCTTTCGCCGCTTTCTTTGCCATCATCTTTCCCTTTCCTTACCAAGTCCTCAATAGTCAACTTAACTTCAACCTCTGTTTTATCACTCCACATCTTTAAATATTTGCCTTCCATATCACAGGCCTTTAAAGCAGAACCTGATTCGAATTCCCACTCTCCAGTTTCTTCCATGCGCTTTTCTTCATGGTTGAATTTCATTACTGGTGTGCCTTGCATACATCTTTCTTTGATTTCTTTAATGTCACTAAGTACACTTTCAGCGCTTAATTCGAGCTTTTTAACTATTCTTTTTCCGAGCCTTTGTATTTCTTTTTGCACGTTGTCATTAGCAAGCGACCTTGACGCGGTGGTCTTAGCGCTCTTCTCAGAGTACCCAGCTCTTATTGCTGCTTGCGTTCCGTTTAGATCTATAACGTATTCTTGACAAAATCTAAGCTGCTTAAGGGTTAAGTCTTTCTTAATTGCGTCTAACTGCGTTACCTTCTTAACCATTATCGCCCCCAAGTCTACTTATTTCCGACTTAAGTCCTTCGTTAACTAAAGCCATTTCCATCATTTCAGCTCTAAGCTTTATAAGGACTTCCTCGTTTATGACCTTAAGTATATCAAAAGCGTCATTTCTTCCGATAATTAAGAAAGAAAGAGTTATTGATTCGACTTTACGAGCATTATAAATAGGCTGGTGTGCCGCGAATTTCTCGGACCAGAGGTAATCATAATAATCTATCAAGCTAGTTAAGCTGGAGTACTTATAGGGCTGGGTTGTTTTTTCCCATCTAAAAAGAATTGACCTATCAAAGCCGCCGCCTTTAGCAGCATCACTTAATGATAAGCCAAGTTTTATGCGCGTCCACTTTATACGTTTATTAAAGCTGTCGTTTTCCAAATTTCATCCTTTCCAAAATTTGAACACGCGGCGTTTAATAAAGCAAACAATTATTTACTAACTTAAATAAAGCCCGGAAACCCGAGCCTCTTATTTTAAATTATGCTTTTACCGATATAATCGATGTAATAACTTCCCTTGATTTCAAAGACGTACCCATCTTCATCAGTGACCATTTCCTGTAATTCATCCCATTTATCCTTAGGAATTCTCATAGCGATCATTGACATCATATCGTTAGATGAGATAAATGCCGCTGCGTCAAATGGAGTCATAATCGTCAAACCTTCATCGCAAGGAACTCCGAAACAAGCAACATCATCTGAATTAGTCCAGGGTTGCAACGGGTATTCCTTGAAGTTTTCAGTGATGTTGAAGTAATTATTTTCATCATCTTTTTTTGGCGACACTGGGCAATCTGGTGCTGTTTTTGAAGTATTCATTTTTCTCTCCTTATTAAAGCTAATTTGCTTTGGTTTATTATTCTTATTTAATCAACATCGGGCACGTTCCCCTTGACCCAGTCGTGAGCTGCGGCGGCTATAATTGAGCAAACCATATCCTCTTGCTCCACGATCCGACGAGCTAAAGGCGTGTCATGCCCCAAAAATGCCAATTCAAGCAAGATAGCGCATATTCCAGCATCGTCGAAACCATCAAGCATATCGGCGCCGGCATGAGTTGAAGGGACAGGGAAAACGCCATCTTTGCGCCTCTCAGGTATCCCGAAGTCCTCGTTAAGACTGTCACTTAAATGATCAGCCATTTTATACTCTTGGCTTGATTCACCCTTTGAGCTCTTAATAAGTATTTCAACACCTGGATTAGAAACCCGATAGGACACCTTGTTAAAGTGTAGTAAAATAACAAATTTAACACCCCTACGTTTTGCTTCCCTAACGTTTGACTCAACTTGTTTTGAATATCCGACCCCACTCGGTCTATCTATCAAAACGTTAGCCGTGCCAAGTCTTGCAGTTTTCCGTGATATCTTGCCACCCATGCGCTCAGGACCGTACTTCTTCCACTCGCTCTCGCCTTGATAATCAGTGGCGCCCTGCTTGCCTTCATTGTGACCCCTGCCGTACATTAACAAAGTGTCAGTTCGTTGACTGGGTGTTGTCTGAGTGTCGGCTGGTGGCCTATTTTCTATAGTCGGTGGTCGCTTTTTTCTACATGGAAACATTTTCACCTTCCTGTTGATGGTTTTCGCCATTAATACTTTCGAGTAATGACTTATTAAACTCAATCATATTATCGGTGTGCCGTATTAGCGACATCATTTCCCATTTAACATGGCGCGTGCTAGTTTCCTCTTTTTGCTTCTCAAATTTTTCCAGATCGCCATTTAATGTTTCAATTCTGGCTTTAATTAATTTTGTTGCTTTCATTTGACTGTCCTTTATGGGTTTTAAGTATAAAATCAATTGCTCTAGTAATATCTCTTTTCCCTAAAACTTTTCCTTTTTCCACGTCCATATATAGTAAAAACACTTTATCCTTATCAGCATTTTGACCTATCGTAATAATTTTATTTTGACCTAAGTCAAACACCTCTTTCTTTTCATTACTCATTATCTCCGCCTAGTTGGATGCGACGGCAACCGAGTCACCATCTCTTTATTGTTTAAAGTGAAAAACACTTTTATATAGTCGTACTTCTCGCCATTGCTGGAAATAGTAGGGCAAGCATTTTTCTCAATTTCAACCGCGATGTCGGACCATGAGTCCGCCCAAATACCTATTACCTTATTTTTTTGGCCATTAGATAAATTATTCCATCCCTTAGGCATTGCCATCTTTACAGCTCCCTAAAAATTTCCACTTGAAACGATTTATTAAGTTTTCGCGTTCGTCCCCTACATAAAAAGCGAGTATCCTGTTCTTAGAATAAATACACTCATGATCGAGGGATGCAATATCAATATACAACATTCCTTCAACGTCAAACATTGTAAAATTGCCAAACGCTGTCTCAAAACAGTCCCCGCACTCAATTAAATCATTAATAATTACTTTTTTAGGCATCGGCATTTTTCACCAACTTTAGAGCCTCGTGCCCCATGTCATATAACTTTTTATGCTCTTCTCGTGTTATTAAGCCCTCATTTAAGAGAGCCTCAGCTCTGCCTAATATTTTCTTGGACAACAAATCTAGTTGCCAATTTCTCCGATCCAACATTTCTTGATTTTTTGCCATTTTCTTAATCCTTGTTGTCCTGTCAATCAAATAACAATCCACACAATACTCATCTAGAAAAGTATTAGATGGGCCATAAATTCCTAACATTAAAGTGTTTCCCGTATTCCCGCATACTCGGCACTCTTTAAAGGCTGTCATGACGTGCTTCAATACCCTAATCTTTTTATTCCTAGAAAGGCGCTCAACTACAAAGCCGTTGTGTTTTTGGAGAATTTCATTTCTTGAAAGCATCACGCACCGTCGGGACAGTTTTTCTAATTCCCTCCACCATTAACTCCAAGTCAATTAGTTTACTACTAACTTGCGACAACCTTTTAGAGGTGTCCACAAACATACTAAGCAACTCTAGAGCATCCTCCTTGGTGTTCGGGGAGCATTTTAAAATAGAAAATTTTCTACGCGGATCGCCCTTTTTTAAAGAATTGGCTCTTTCGACAGCGCTCTCATATGATGAATGAGTTAATTCGCTCTCCATTAATATAGGGGGTAAGGAATACTCATTTTGACTCATAACTAAACAATAAAAATCCATCATTTCTCCCCTTGTACTGGCTCAGCGTCCAAGCTCGCCAAATAGTTAGCCAAAACCCCATACAATTCATGCTCCCACGGTTTCCCGACGCCTTTCTCGATTCTGCCTTCTAAAGCATCGTGATAGGTTTCGAGCTCGGTGGGGTCAATATCTTTCATTTGTTTATTTCTGAATTTTCCGTTTTGAAAGCGGTATTCTGGACCAGAGACTTTTTCTTCCTCTGGAATTGGAAAGTCCTCGTCTAAAGACTCTTTTTCGTTAATCACGGTTAGCTCTTTACCTGAAAAATCCCTAAACTCCTCGGTGGCATAAATACCCATTAAAACGTCGGGAAAGGTTACTCTAAGCGACTCTGACACTGCTCTCCACTTAAGCATATTCATGGCTTGTTTTTTGTACTGGTCAGAGTTTCCTAATCCCATGGCCATAGCTTTCGACATATCCCATGTTGCAGTATAGGAGAAATCCTTTTGCGCCATATCTCTAGCGGTTTCGCAAGTTGCCACCTTATTAACCTCGTCGATTTTTATATCAATCAAGGCGGTTTTCATTTTGCTTCTAACTAGCGCGATCATTAATTGAGCAGAAAGCGTTGGCTTTCCTTTAATTACATGAATCGAGTTAATAGCACTCATCGGCTGTAAACCGAGCTCATTCCCCATAATTAAGATCGTGAAAACGTCCTCAACCTTTCCTTTTAGCGTGTATGGGATAACTTGAGATTTTGCCAGCATCGTGGCAGCCTTAACGACCTTATCTAAATTGTCTTTTTCAAATAACACTAAATCATTCATTTTCTACTCCTTATTTAATTCTTTCACAGCCGATTCAAAACAAATTGAGCATAGTATTTGATCCTCATGGAGCCATTCTACTATGACTAAATCTTTAACACTTCCACAGCAGGCGCACTCAACCTTTGTTGTTTTTATCTCCAAATTAATTTTAAACGTTGTTTCTATTTCCATAATATATTTAGCTCTAGAAGCGGAGACCCGGATTAGAAACCCGCCTCTAGAGCGATAATGCCAATGGCATATTAAATTTTAATTTTGAACTTCCGGGTTCTTGCTTATTAATTAGCTTAGTTTATTTTAAAAATCAATTGTTTTGTAAATTTTTCTTGTCCCTACCTTTAAAAGCCAATAGTGCTGATACCAATAAAGCAAGTGTCCCGTATCCAGTAGCAGCGTAATAGCCAAAGCTCTCTTTCTCTAAAGCTGCGGCCAATATAAACCACAATACGGCAATAATTTCTTCTTATTTTAATTTGCTTCATTAGAATATTTCCATTCTCGTAACCAATAGTTGACTCGGCTTTTATTCCACACTTATCACATCTAATATCCTCCTTAAATGTGATTGACGTGGAGAATTTAGAACTATTCTTATAAACTCTTATATCGTGCATGAATGAGTCGTTTATTTTAACAGTCCACTCATGGGTTTTATTTCTATTCATTTTACAGAAAGAGTCTCCTATTGTTTTCATTTACTACTCGTTGTTTCGTTGATTTCTTTTAGGCATAATTTAGCGCAGTTTTCCATTTTATCATTTATAATAATATCTGTGCCACCTTGCTTTATAATTAATTCTAAACACTCAATCAACTTCTTCTCCCTCGCCTCAAGCTCTTTACTTTTCCTTAAGAAATTAATGTTTGCATTTTTTATTCGGGTGTAATTAATTTGGCTCATGTGACAGCTCTCCTCAAGCTCGTCGATGTGCCTTTGTTGTTTATCGAATAAGTCAGCCCTTATGTATTGTGGTTCATTTTCCCATGAGAAAGTGTCCCACGGGTTCACCATCACATACATAGGCGCAGCGAACGTGTTATTTGGTAGCCTTGTATGATTATTAAATAAATCACTAGC